TGAAATCTGTTTGATCTCCCAAATAATATCATTCTTTGCTTGATTGGGAATGTCCTGTTTAAGAACTCTTCCTGCCATTAATTGTGCCTGTAAACAAGTAAGAATGATTGCTTCCATAGATGAACGATCCGTTCCGAGTCGGCTTACTTCCGTCTGGTTTTCCAGATGAACGTAGAGGCATTATACCTCGTTACGATAATTTATACAAGTTTTTTTGTAAAATGTGATACACTTTTAAAAAACTTTAAGAACTCAAAATTTTGCCGGGAAATTTTCCCCCGATCCTAGGAATCACTTCCGCTTTTTGGTTTTGGGTGCTTGATAACCCCAGGTCTTTGGATTGATTGTGCCGAATCCAAAGTCAATGCTCTTCAAGTTCTCACGAAACTTATCCCAATACATATCAAACAATTTGCTTCTGCTACCTTTGGTCAGATCAAAACAAACTCTATCATCTACAAGATACTTCACGATATAAGCATCTCTAGGTGCTTCTTTGGTGCAGACTTCGGCATACGAACCATTCTCAACGAGAATCTCACAACCGTAACGAGTCTTACAGGTTTCTTTTTCTGATGATGTCCAATGGTCCATATGCTTTTCTGTACTTTGTTCTTTCTCAATTACCTCACGACTCACGAACGATTGCCCCACTGAATATCGGGATATGCCTCCATTACAACTTCTTTTGTAAGGTTATATTTGTCCGAAAGTTTCTTGTCTTTGATCAGGCAAAGGATCTCTGATTCCAGTGGATGAAGTCCTTCTAGAATATTGATGAACATTGTCTCACGACGAATGTTATTCAGAGCATCATTACCACCTTTAACAAAGTGATACAGGTTCACATACTCTCTACGAAGTGTGGTATGTCCCTGCTTATCAGTTGCTCCAAGAGAGAATGATCCAGTCTCGTGCATTCTACGAATCTCTTCGGTGATCTTCGTAGAAAGACTGCCACTATAAGAAGTCTGATCAGCATATCCAGAATAAGGAACTGGTCCCTCTGGAAGAACTGAAATCACAGTCTCATCAAAGTTCCAGAGCAGAATCACCTTCAGTGAAATGTGCTCATATTTTTTGAGAACTTCTACCTTCTTAACATTAGATCTTTGCTTTGATACAAGGTCTAGAACCTCAAAAGCAAAAGGATTGGTAGGTAGTTCTGGAATTGGAGTGACCTTAACAGTCTTGGGAGTTGTTTTGGTCTTAGTCTTCGTCGTCGTCGTTGTCATAATTTTCGTCGTCAAAATAATCTGGATTAAATGAAATAGCTAAAACTTCATCGGGAATTACATTACCATTCTGATCATAGAATTCTGGATGTAACTTTGGAATTTCCCGATAGTTCATCATATATTCTCTTGCCACCCAACCTGCCATTACTCCCACTATAAGAAACAATACTGTTAGAAAGGAACCAAAAACTAAACTAACTGCGAGCATTTCTTTTACCTCGGGAAACTACTTTTCTTTTCCTTGACTTAAAGGAAAACTCAAAATAGATGGTTACTTCCCGATTCAGAAAGCAAACCATCTTCTCAAAGATGATGTGGAACGGTTGAGTTTGCTTTCTTTTTCCTCCATTAAGTATAAGTTCAACGCCACGATTAAAGTGGTCTTCATTTTTATTTATGTCAGGACTTGATAATTTGTTGTTCCTTGAGGAATTTGATTGTGTCAACGGATCCTCCTAATTTCTGGTCATCACAAACGACCTGTGGGAAAGTAGAACCCTCACCAAACTCGGCATAGAATTCTTCTTTAGTAAAATGTTCTCCTAAATTATAAACCACAAAGCTATTTCCTGTCAATTCAAGAACTTGTTTAACTTTATAGCAATATGGGCAATCCTCTTTTGAGTAGATAGTGAAATTCATAAGGCATTGAGATTTATAGTAATTTATAATAGAAAAAAAGGAGGGTATAAAACCCTCCCCATTATACCACCAACTCACCTCTCCCACCACAGAGAAGTGGTCTTCATTCCCAAAGTTACAAGGATATTGAAGACTTGAATATTATAAGGGATTCTGAGTCAGGTGTCAAGCAGGTGGTTGTCCCTCTGGTTTTGGATGTCTTGCTTTTACTGCCTCTACCATCTGAACCCATTTACCATTCTCCAAATTACCAGACTTGATATCATCATAGAGAAGGTTCAGTTGGTCTTTCCAATCTCCATACTCCGCTTCACGATTACGGGCATAGAGGTAGTAATTATAAACTTTTACATCGTGAGCGATTTGTCTTTCAACCTCAGACCACTCTGGTGGTTCGGCGTGATCTGGATCTTCATATCTTGTAAAAGTGCGATTATAAAGATCAAACTTTGCGTTAGGTCTTAAAAATTTAATAGCAGTGTCAACGCCAGGCAATCTCGGTGTGTTTCTCATATGTTTTCAGTAAGTAATAAAGTCATTTACTTGAGTTATTTATCTTATTTCTTTTTGTTTCCTGTGTCTTTTTCTTTGTCTCTTTACTTTTTGGTTTACCATATTGTGGATGGTTTTTTCCACTATTAATAATACTTAATTTTCTTTTAGTTTCATCAGACATTATTTTTCCCGTATTAACTTCACTCAATCTTTTTTTCATTTCTTCCGATAATGTTTTTCCTTTGTGTATTTGACTAATTTTTGCTCTGGTTTCTTCAGAAACTATTCTTCCTTTTAATCTATCACTGATCTTTTTTCTTGTTTCTAAACTTGGAGATTTTCCTTTATTATGTGCTGGTTTTCCTTTGTGAGATAAACTCATTTTCATTCTAGTTTCTTCAGAAATCTTTTTAGCAGGAGGTCTTCCTTTTTGTGCCTCACTTAATCTTTTTCTAGTTTCATCGGAAACTTTTCTTCCTTTTCCATTTTGACTTATTTTTTTCTTTGCTTGTTCTGTATGCTTATATCCAGAAGATCCTTGACCCCCATCACTCCTATTATGGAGAATACCAGTTCCTAAATCTTTTCTACCAAAGACAGCAATCATATACTTTTCGTGCCTAAATGCTTCTTCTTCTGTAAGATTTCGTTTTAAGAATATTACTCTAAATTTATCTTTAGGAGGTTTAACATATCTCCTATTTCTAACATAAATTCTTTTACCAGAACCCTTACCAATATAATAAGGAGTTCTGTCTTCACGCAAATAAGCGTAAGTATAAAACCTATTAGGGTCTACCATTCTTCACTCTAAACTACCGCATAAGTATTTATAATAGAAAGGAGGCACCAAAGGCACCTCCCACCTGGAACGATTGCGGTAGTTCAGGTATTACTATTTATCACTCTGCTACTGGTGCTTCTGGGGTAACGAGATCCCATTGAGTGTTCTCTTCGTCCCACTGATAACGGGAACCAGCAGCGACTTCTGCTTCGGTCAGTTCAGGAGCAGGACCAACAGGTGATTCCCAGTCGGCAGTTTCGTTATTGAGTACCCAAGACTCAAAAGGCTTTGGTGCGACGAAGGCATCCAGTCCAGCATTGAATGAGTAACCAACGCCAGCATAACGCTTTCTGATGCTGCTGTTATAAGAGGTCTGAACCCACTTACCACCTAGAAGCTTCTTACAGAAAGCAATACCTAGAATCTCATCCTCTTCGCCAGTATGAGGATCGGTAATATCTTTGTTATCTACTACGATAACTTGTGTGACGATGTTGTTCTCGTCTAATCTTGCGTAGTGCGCCATATGTCTTTAAGGAATATAATAAATGAATGGTATGTTTTTATTTATGTATTATGGACGATAAGTAACTTTTAAATCTTTTATAAAAAATAAAAGACTCAATCTATCATCAACAAACTTTGTAATTCCGTGAGGTATGGTGGCATCATATAATATCATCTTATTAAACTTATTCTCAAATTCATAAACTAATTTATATTTTCCATCTTCATTTTTGTAAAGTGATGTTCCAGAATGTCTGTCTGAATTTTCATTTAAGTATATAACCCCAGCATATAGTACATCAACATCTTGATGAATTACCTGTATTTCTGGAATATTATCATCAGAATTAACCAATGAAAAATAAGAAGACACTCTCCAATCACAACTTTCAACTTTAGAAAAATCAATTAAATGTGAAATGACTCCATAGCACAAACTTTCAAAAAATTCTGGATAGATGTTGTGTAATTGTAAACTTCGTTTTCCAGCATATCTTCCCACAGAGATAGTTTCTGGATGTTTATCAAAAGTATAAAACTCTAAATTTTTTGAAAGATCTATGATTGATTGAGGATTTTCAAAAAAATTTTCTATTTCAATATATTTCATTGTTTATGAAGGATAAGCAATTATAACTATACCAGATCCACCAAATCCACCTCTTACTGAAGTTGGTCCGTTGGAAACTCCTCCTCCACCACCACCAGTATTGGCGGTTCCAGAAGTTCCATTGCCGCCATTAACACCAGCACCTCCTCCACCAGCACCTCCAGATCCTGGTGTTGAACCAGAACCACCACCTCCACCAGAATAAGTTGCTGATGTTCCAGAGATAGAAGAAGATGTTCCTGCTCCTCCAGCTCCGCCAGTAGTTACGGATCCAGCACTACCAGCAGCACTTGCTCCTCCTCCACCGCCGCCACCATAGTTTGGATTATTCGTTGGACCACTAGCACCATTTCCACCAGGATTTCCTTGTGGTGGTGATACTGGTGGAGTATTTCCGGCAGCAGCAGGTCCATTGTTTCCGTTACCGCCTCCACCAGAACCGCCAGTTTTTGCTGGTTCATAACTTCCACCTCCACCTCCTCCGCCAGTGGAAGTTATGGTAGAAAAAATTGAATTACCCCCATTTAATCCAGCAGTTCCTGGTGATGGGTTGGGAACAGGATTAAAGACTACTCCTCCTCCACCGCCACCACCAACAGTAACTGGATAAACACCGGGAGAAGCACTTACTGGAAATCCAGTTCCTGTTCTAAATCCACCTGCTCCACCGCCAGCACCAGTTTCCCATAAAGCAGGACTAGTAGCACCTCCACCACCTCCACCAGCGACTACCAAGTAATCAACGGAACTTAAAGATGGGTTAGTAACCGTAAAGGTTCCTGATGATAAGAAGGTGTGGACGGTTGTAGTGGGTGTGTAAGAAATTAAACCACCAGTTGCTTTTGCGGTTGCTGTTAAGTTTCCAATTTGATAACGGACGACTACGATACCGGAACCACCGGAACCTCCACCAGGATTAGGGTTAGGTCCTTCACCTCTTCCACCACCACCGCCACCTGTTGCTACGCCACCAAACGCATTGGAAGGTGCTGGATTTGTATCATTTCCTCTAAATCCTGCGCCGCCGCCGCCAGTTCCAGCATTTCCGGAAGTAGATCCACTAGTATATCCACCACCACCTCCACCTCCAGAATAATCTGTTGAAATACCAGTAATAGAGTATGAAAGTCCATTTCCACCATTACCACCATTATTAGGTCCGGCATTATTACCAGCACCGCCGGCGCCACCACCGCCACCGCCATTCCCCAGGGGCAACATATTGTTACCACCAGGATTTCCCCATCCTGATGTTGGGGAGGTGCTATTTGCCGTTCCACCAGGAGCGCCGGTAGCAGTTCCGCCAGTGAATGGAGCATTTGAATTTCCTGCGCCGCCACCAGATCCACCCGGTCTACCAGCGCCGCCAGGAGAAACAGGTCCTTCATTTCCACCACCTCCACCTCCAGGAGATGTTATTGGACCGAATGAAGATGATGATCCATCACTACTTGGTGATGAACTTCCTGGGGAATTATTAGAAACTCCCCCACCTCCAACAGTTATTGTATAAACACCAGGTGATGAAGAGACGGGAGATGAAGATGCATATCGTAAAGCTCCTGCTCCACCACCACCTCCGTGTCTTTGTTGTCCAGCTCCGCCACCACCAACCACAAGGTATTCAACACTACTATTTGCTGGTGGAGCACTATTGACTGTAAAAGTTCCTGATGATGTAAAAATATGAGCCCTATAAACAGTTCCACTTTCAGTGTAGTCACTTATGGTTCCACCAGTGGCATCAATATAGTTTTCTCCAACGTTTCTCCATCTTACTCCATCCCATATTTCAACTCCTTTGGTATTAGAGTTAAATACAAGAGTTCCAGTCGCAGTCCCAACACCAGCATTACGTCCAGTGGTCGTTGTAGCACCTAGACCAACACCAGCACTACTAATAAACTTATCACCAACTGTAATACTATTACCAACGGCAACGACGATATCATCAGAAAAAGTAACGTTAGTGTCGTTGAAAGTAACGGTACTTAATCCACTTCGGTTTTGTATTTGATTGACGCGAACTTCAGAAGCCATTATGGTTTTTTAGGTATTTATTATGATGGGTAGGAGATGATGACGATACCGGAACCGCCGGAACCACCTTGTTGTGGAGCTGATCCAGTCCAAGATCCACCACCACCTCCACCACCAGTACTAGTAGTTCCAGGAGTTCCACTAGCAGTACTAGGAACTGTGGCATTTGCACCATATCCACCATTTCCACCCCCACCAGGTCCACCACTTCCACCAACAGAACCACCATAATAAGAACCTCCGCCGCCGCCAGCGTATGTTACTGACGTTCCAGAAATAGCAGATGCTGTTCCACTTCCACCATTTCCACCAGCACCTGGTGATGCATTAGAACCAACAGATCCTGATCCTCCACCACCGCCGCCGCCGTGAGTGGGTTGATACCAACTTGATCCACCATTATTTCCTTGTCCTGGTGTTCCAGATCCACCTGGTGCTATGGTGCTACTTTCTCCACCACCACCTCCACCACCGGAACCGCCATTTCTCCCTACTTTTCTTGGGCTCGTTGTGTTACCATAAACTCCTCCTCCACCACCACCTGTGGAAGTTATTGTTGAAAATACTGAATTAGACCCATTTTGACCAAGAGTTACATCAGTATCTCTTGTTTGATTTGCTGTTCCGCCTACACCACCAGCACCAACTTGAATTTGATAAGGACTCGCAGAACTTACTGGAAACCCACTACCAGTTCTAAAACCACCAGCGCCGCCGCCGCCGCCAAGATCACCTCCTCCTCCACCACCACCTGCGACTACAAGGTAGTCAACAGAAGTCAAAGAAGGATTAGTGATTGTAAAGGTTCCTGCTGAATAAAAAGTATGAACAGTTGTGGTTGGAGTATAAGAAATGACACCACCCGTTGCTTTGGCAGTTGCTGCTATGTTTCCAATTGGATAACGGACTACTACGATACCAGAACCACCAGAACCACCTCTTACTGCGTTATCATCTCCACCACCACCACCACCACCAGTAGCAAATAAGCCATCTACTCCTCCTGGTTTGGAACCACCCCCACCAAGAGATGGACCTGGATATGTATGAGGTCCTCTACCAGCACCAGCACCACCTCCAGCATAATGTGTTGTTATTCCAGTAATTCCATATGGTGAACCTACACCACCAGCTCCTGGTGTAGTGGGACCGGGAGATGGAGATCCAGATCCACCTGCTCCTCCACCACCTCCACCAGCATCTCCACCAGGTCCACCAGAATTTCCAGCATTTGTCAAAAATGTAATTCCTGGATTTTGTGATGGTTGAGTTGCAGATCCACCAGACTGAGCAGTTGGACTGCCAGAAGGTGTTCCAGCACCTCCGCCAGATCCTCCAGGATTTCCTCCACCAGCAAAGTTTCCAGCTCCACCACCTTTTGTGGTGAGAGTGGTCATATTTGGATTTGAAATTGTGCTGTCACTACCAGGATTTAAAACATCACTATACCCTACCCCACCAGAACCTACTGTAATTGTATAAGAACCTGGTGTTGTTGTTATTGGTTGTGATGTTTTATATAACAAACCACCGGCACCGCCGCCGCCACCGTGTCTAGGTGCGGCTGACCCTCCACCAGCAACAACTAAACACTCAACAGTATTATTGGTTCCAGGGGCACCAGAAACACTGAAAGTTCCTGATGATGTAAAGACATGTGCTCTATAAATTGTAGAACCAGAAGTATAATCACTTATAAAACCACCAGTCGCTTGAATAAACGCTTCTCCAACTGATGCCCATCTATTTCCATTCCATACTTCAACTGCAGATGTTGTTGAGTTGTATATAACTGTTCCAGTCGCAGTTCCAATACCAGCATTGCGTCCAGTGGTCGTTGTAGCACCTAAACCAACACCAGCATTACTAATAAACTTATCACCAACAGTAATTGACGTACTTGCCGTAATCGTACTAACACCAGAAATACTGTTGAAATTAATGATTGCCATCTATCTTATAATAAGACTTCCAGTTTTGAATATTTATACGACGACCCAAACTCCATCAATTCCCAAAGATCCATTTACAGTCACTGGACCTGCCATCAGACCATTAAACGCCGTACCAATATAATGATTGCCGTTCAGAGTATTATCCATCACCACCATTCCGTTTGAAATATAAAGTCCCTGGAATGAGTTACCGACACCAGTGAGTGCGGTTCTATTTAATGTTGTCGTATTAATTCCAACTTCACTCGTCGTTGAAATACCAGCAGCAGAAGTTTCCCAGAAGATATTACCAATAGATCCCTGAATACCAGTGGCACCTTGAGTTCCTGTTGCTCCTTGTGTACCAGTGGCACCTTGAGTGCCTGTTGCTCCTTGTGCTCCGGTAATTCCTTGAATACCTTGTGCTCCAGTAGTACCCTGAGCACCCTGTGAACCTAAAGTACCATTAAATCCTTGAGCACCTTGTACACCTTGAATACCTTGAGTACCTTGTGAACCTAAAGTTCCATTGAAACCTTGAGCACCTTGAACACCTTGGATGCCTTGTGTTCCATTCGTACCTTGAGTACCTGTTGTTCCTTGAGTACCCTGAGTTCCTTGTGTACCTTGCGTTCCAGTAGTACCTTGTGTTCCAGTAGTTCCTTGTATACCTTGAACTCCTTGGATACCCTGAGTTCCTTGGATACCCTGAGTACCCTGGACTCCTTGAATGCCTTGAGTTCCTTGGATTCCTTGAGTACCCTGAACTCCTTGAGTACCTTGAGTTCCTTGTACTCCTTGAGTTCCTTGAGTACCTAGTATTCCTTGAGTTCCTTGAACACCTTGCCTTCCCTGAACTCCTTGAGTACCTTGAGTTCCTTGAACACCAGTGACACCTTGTACGCCCGTGTTAATTCTTACCCAAGAGTTGCCATTAAACTGCCAAGTCGTATCGTTGGCGACGTATGTATCGTTTACAGCAGGATTATTGGGAAAATTAAGGGCTGCCATTATGTGTTTTTAGTTATTTATTCTGGCTTTGGATACTTATCTTTGATTGCCTGTATTTGTGCTGCCATTTCTGGTGGGAAAACTCCAGCGTGAAACAGAGCATCAAGTTGGTCACCGATTGATGGGTACTCTGGTGCTCTTTGACGTTGATATTGAGTGCGTTCGTACTCTGCTTTGAGTTCTTCTATTTTTTGTGAGATTTCGTCTTCTGATGGTTTTGATTGAGTTTCATCTAACCATTCTAAACCATCATAAGAATCTCCAATAAGAAACCACTCAGATTTTGGTCTTAAAGATTGTAATGCCTCTGTAATTGTCATTATGATTTAATCTCCATTAAAGTAATATTGGATCCAGGATATTGGACAAATACATTATTACTCTGATCATTTTGTCTATTAATATAACCAGTAAATCCCGCATAGGGAGAAGCAAGGGAAATTTGATAAGTTACTGCAGATGTACTTGAAGGAGAATCTACAAATATTTTATTGAGTTGATTAGATCTATAATTATTAGGAGCTCCTAATGCTGTAGCAGTATAAGATAAAAAAGTATTGTTTTGATTTCCAGTAGCTCCAGATCCACTACCAATCGTTGTACCATTCCTTTTTAATAGAATATAAGGATAAGCATCATCTGAACTCCCCATCATACAAGAGACATAAACCAATACCCTATTAGAACTGGAAGCTGGAGTAATAGTAGCAGAAAATCCACTTACATCGGTAGGAGTTCCACTCGTAGATGATGCTGTTGAAGTAAAGTTTGTTGTTACTACTTGTAAGATTGTTCCTAATATATTTGTTCCAGAAGTGTTTTGTATAGTATTAACTCTTAAAGTACTCATAAGTCTTCTCCTGGTTTGGGATATTTATTTTTCACTTCATCAATACGTGCTTTCCAACCATCATAACCTTGATGATACAGCACATCTAATTGGTCTTGAATAGAAGGATAGGCAGAGGCACGATCTCTTTGATACTGTTTGTATTCGTATTCTGCCTGAAGTTTTTCTATTTCTACCTGAACTTCTTCTTCTGTTGGTGGTGGAAGTTCATTTTCATCAGACCACTGGAGACCCTCATAAGTTCTCCCATCAAGAGACCACTGTGCTTTAGGTCTTAATGATTGTATTGCGGTAATTATTGTAATCATCCGGATACCTCCATAAGAACTATTTGACTACTAACATCAAAAGAAGCATCAAGTCCTCTACTATTTACATAAAGTTCTTGACCCCAAACTTGAATTTTATATGTCGTTGAAGATGTTGTTGCTGGACTATCTATCAAGTAAATAACTCTAGAGTGAACCGCAAAATAATCTTGTCCAGCAACTTGTCCAAAATATCCGGCAGCACCACTGCCTATTTCAGTAGCACCTCTCATCAATCTTGCGAAAGAATCTCCACCACCAGTTGCTGCTGAAAAATTAACATGTCCTAGTATTAATATTCTACTACTTGTGGATGATGGAGTTATTGAAACAGAAAGTCCAGGAACATCAGTAGGAGTTCCTGTGCCGCTTTGATAATATTGGTCAGTCTTATTTACAGAAACTACTTGAAGAATACTTCCAGTGCTATTGAGTATTGGTTTTCCTGCGATTGTTTGTATTTGGTTGGTCTTAATGGTACTCATTATTCAACACCCTCTGGTTTAGGATACTTTGCTTTCACAGCAAGACACGCATCTATATATGCCTGTATTTGTTCAGCATCTCCTTTTACAAGACCATCAAGATATTCCTTAAAATCTGGGTATTCTGGTGCTCTTAATCGTTGATACTCAGTGTCTTCCCATTCTTTTTGAAGTCTTGCTACTTCTGCTTCAACTTCTTCTTTCGTTGGTTTCTTTTGACCACCTTCATATACTGGTTTTTCTAACCATTGAAGACCTTCATAATCATCACCATCAATATACCACTGTGCTCCAGGTCTTAATGAAAGTACTGCTTTAGTTATATTCATCCTGATACCTCCATAACAGTTATGTTTGAAACTCCATTTATTGCGTATGAAATATTTCTAGCTTGACTGGTTTGATCATTTATAACAAATGTTCCAGCACCTTGAACGCAAGAAACAGCAACTGAATATGTTAATGCGCTTGTAGATGCTGGTGAATCTAGATGTGACATAGACCACAATTGTTGCCCATTAGTATCATCACCACCATTGTATATATTAAATGTAGCATTATTGTTAATACCACTTACAGTATCTCCAACTACCATATTAGAACCGTTTCTACGCAGTATAACCCCTCCAGCATTACCAGCAATTGCGCCATTCAAATCAACTCTAACAAGAATTTTATTAGATGAACTACTTGGTGTAATAGTGGCAGTTAATCCAGTTATATCAACATAACTAACAGATGTTGATGTAAAAATATTAGTTTTTGTAGTAGAAACAACCTGTAAAATACTTCCAGTACTATTCAGAATAGGTTTTCCAGCAACTGTTTGAATTGCGTTGGTCTTAATCGTACTCATATCACTTCACATTTCCTCTATTTATTATACCACAGTCCAAGTGGCACCCGAGTCAACTGTAACCGTGATGCCAGAATTCACGGTGATTGGGCCAATACTCATTTCATTATAAGACGTGGTGACCGTATAGTTAGAAGCAATCGTCGTCGTGTTGCGGAAGAATGGTACTGTCTCAGCATTGAATCCATTATAAGCACTAATCGTTCCACTGGTCTGTAAGTTACCAGTTGATGGATTAATCTGAAATGCTTGTGATGTAGTTCTTACACTTGCGGTTTGATTAGAACCTGCTGCCGCAACAAACACTGGATAGAATGTTGAGTTGGTTGTAACAGCAGTCGCATTAATGGTCGTAGATGGACCAGAAATACCTTGAATACCCTGAGTACCAGTAGTTCCTTGTGCTCCAGTTGTTCCTTGAGTACCAAAAGAACCTTGAGTACCTTGAGCACCAGTCGCACCTTGAGCACCTGTAGTTCCTTGTGCTCCAGTCGTACCTTGTGTTCCTAGAATACCTTGAATACCTTGAGTTCCCTGAACACCTTGAGTTCCTTGAACACCCTGTACTCCCTGAATACCTTGAGTGCCTTGAAT